CCGTAGCTGCATCAAGGTTACCTTCTGCTAGGTCTTCGACGGCGTTAAATCGGTCATACTGCTGCCAAGCGAACATGGTGCCTGGAATTGCGCTAAGGAATGCGACATCATAAAGAGGGTTCTCAGAATCATTCACAGTTCTGTTAAGATCGTAACCGTCTACGGACGATACTGGGGTATTGGGGATTTGTCTCCACCTGCCTAGGTTGGGCTTGTCCCCAGCCCTAACATCTCCAGGGTAAACCACCAAGCCCAACCTGCTTTGAAGGGGCTCCCCTTCTCCTACGCTAGGCCATATGAACCTGTCATGCAGAGCGCCTCCTCCGTCTGAGTAGTCCGCGATAGCCCCTGGGTTTTGATTAGCGTTGTAAGGTTTAATCTTGCTGGTTACCTTACTAGCTACCCAAGCTCGATACCACCCATCTTTGCAATACTCATCAGTATCACCGTACTTAGTAATATCTCTTGAAGAGTTTCCACCATTAGTTCCAGAGAGGACTCCACAATCAAAATCAACTAAAGTAGCTGTGCTATTATTTGTATTTGCATCAGGAGTTTCTTTTCCATCTAAGAACCCGTAAGGTCCTTTGGACTTTTCAAAAAGTGCATTATCGTTTACAAGGCGCATACCTTGTGGATCCCAATCTCCGTTAGGACCAGTAACAGTTCCAACAACATAAGTAGTTGTTGGGGTAAGTGCTGCATTTATTTCAGATAGTGGTTTATCACTTCTGAAATGTATTCTTGCTGATGGGTTAGGACCGTTATCTGTAAGGTCGTCTCCTTGCTCATCTCCTTTGAATATTCCTAAGTACCTTGATGGGTTATTTACATTTCCTATGGCTATGTACTTCCCTTCATCGTATTCGGTTGGATACCTATTACTAGTTCCAACTGTAGAAGAAGTGCATAGAATACTTCTAATATTATCATTGTTTAACTCGAACGGATCTTGCTCCCCAGCACCTGCATAACACTTGTGAGCTTCTAAACCCCAAGTTGTACCGTCATAGGACCACTTGAATATTACAGATTTACCTTTTCCATCAAAGGATGTCTGTATTCCTGGGAACCCTTCCACTATTTCACTAAGTGCGAAATACTCACTAGCACTGCAAGTATAGCTCTTATCTGATTTATCAAGGGAGGACTCATTAGGATCTAGAAGTGCGTCTGGTCTTTTTACATAGACAGAGAATACCGCCACCTCGTCTCCTAGACCATATCTGTTATCATTATTGTTTGCTTTCGTAGACCCTCCTACCGCGTCAAGCTCTCTGTGAGTTTTAGCTAAGGAGATCTTTCCTCCTCTGTTTGCAAACAGGTTACCCTCAGAATCAGGCCAAGTATAGAGGAAGGGGTGTGCATAACAAAACTGTGGATTCTCTATACCATCAGGTGTTGATACAGAGCTTACAACAAAGTCGTTAACGAATACATCAGGAGAAGGTATGGATGGATATAGATCATATCCTGTGTGTAGTAATCTGGTTGGGAATCCGTCGAACCACTCTTTAGATCCTAAGAAGTTGTCTACAAACCACTCACTGTTAGGAGCAGATAGGTCGTTTACATGAGATATCACATCCTCCACAAGCAAGCTAGGTAGAGCACTTCCTGCAAACCCTGCTCTAAAATCATTCGAGTAAGTGCTTCTATTGTAGAAGAACCTGTCGTGAGGGTTGTTCTCTATTGAGAGGGTTACCTGACCAGTGCCCTGTTTGTCTACATACAATCTAAGATCCGACGAACCTTTCTCTACATTTATACGGTGATAAACTTTTGAAGAATTAAACGACTGTGCATCATCATCGTTAATACGCAAACTATAGTTGCTATCGGATTCAATCTTAACGATAACAGAGGTGTCGTCACTAAAATCTTCACTGTCATCTACATCAGGATCTGCTGCATTATCAAATGCTTTTATAATCCATCTAGTATAATCAGTGTAAATACCGTTTGAACCGTTTCCTAAAGTAGGGTTGCCTACAAACGATATCTTCTGAGGTCTTTTCTTAGACCTCATAACAATTATAAACTCTCTAGGATAGTTATCCTCTCTTCTATCAGGGACCCTCTTGTCTCCTACAAAATTATCTAATCTAAACCTTATGATCCTAGGTTGGAAATACTTGTTACTTGGATATGCAAATATTCGTATAACCTTTCTGGAGGAACCAGATTCCCAGACCATAGGAGAATTTATGGTTGGGTCAGGTATACCATTTTCGTTCAATAGGTTATAGTGTATATTTCTTTTAGCATACTTGAATGTATCGTACTCTCCTTCATCACCCTCTGTGTAGATGGTGTAATTCAGAGTGCCTCCCTTTAAGGTAGGAACAGGACTGTCAATCTCTAGGTCGTAAGTATCCCCCTCTTCAATAAACTTTACGAAGGTTCCTCTTTGAGTTGTACCAGACCGTTTTAGGTACGCTGGCTTAAAGAATACGCAATCCGTCAGAGCCGTGTAGTTGTTGACGGTATCAAACAATTCTATAACCCATTGAATATCAAGGATGAAATCTTCTGTTTTAGTAATAGGAGTTGGGATTGATTTGTAGGCAGCAAGGACTGGCTCATCGTCACCTAGGATCTCCTCTGGATCTTTTATGAACAGTCCAAACTCTCTTAGATCTTGCCCTAGAGCAGCGTACTCGTCCAAGGTTATTCTAACCAGTATTGAGTTCTGTGTTAGTCGAACCTCCCCAGCACCTTGAGATTCAGCAATAGCGTCCTGCTGTGTAACAGGGTTATAGTTGAGTATTGATACCTTTCCAGGGTCAAGCTTTGCCATAACCTGAACTTCATTCTGATACTGTATCTGATACGATTCTACAAACTGCTCCTCTGCTGTGAGCGTATTCTTTTCAACTGCTTCTATGCTGCTGTTGAGTCCGTAGTCCTCGGCTGTTTGAAGAGGGGAGTGTAGCTTGAAGAAGTTCTTTCTAGTAGCGTTGGCAAGTGATTCATCCCACATGAATCCGCTGTAGTAAGAAGATGTTCCTAACTGAAAGTATCCAAATCTAAAATCATCCAGATCCCCATCAGTTCCCTTAGATAGTAAGCGGCTGAGAGCGATAGAGAAACCTGCTGTTAAGGTGTTCTCCTCATTCTCAATTACGGTTTCTTTAGTACCGTCCTTGTAAATTTTAGTTATTGTTACTAAACCTCTCATGACTCGTTAAAATCTAAACTCCAAATTAGTTCTACATCCGATTGATTACTAAAGACAGGATTGTTGGTTATATCAAATGTAAAGGACTTCTTACAAAATAACCTAGATGCTAGATCATCTCCAAAAAGGGTATTCCTATTTAAAGATTTATTTATTCTTTTGTTATTTAGTTTCCTACTTCCAGCAACATCTAATGTAAATAGACCAGCTTCAAAGATTCCTCCAAAGCAGTTAGCAACATACCTATCAGCAGCGTTTATTATAAGCTTGAAGGAAACTACACCATTATTGGCCGCTGATTCATTGCTAACTACCTTACATAATGAATTGTTACCATCCCCTGCGTAATTATTTGTCTTGCTGTTGAATACCCGAATGAACCCATTCTTGTCCATAGTATTAGAAGAATTGAATTTTGTGCCTGTTATGGTCTGACCTGTATTTTCAGCAGCTTGCCAGGAAGCTGCGTCTGTTATATTTCCTCTTCTTATCCTATAATTATTTCTTTCATTATCCGTAGCGAAAGATCCGAACCATGCGAAATCAGAGGGTATAGTTAGAGAAGCGTATTTAGAAGTGTAACTCCAACCGTCTCCTATATAATCAGCAAGAGATGCCCTATCCGTTCTTATTACGGAATAAAGATTTAGGTTATGACCGTTGTATAGCTTACAGTCCACATTGTCTGCATAAGCCGTGCCTGTATCAGGTTGCAACACAGAGTCGTTAGGGTCTGGATATTTGCAAAGCTCTCCTGAAACATTGTACCCATTGGCATAATTAGTCAGCGTTCCTGGCCCATCTAATACATATGGATCCTGTCTTCTTTGAGCCACTGATAGGAACAATGCAGGATACTCGTCAAATTCATTTACAATATTCCTTAAGGAATCGTCTCTTATGTAGTAGGTTATTGGTAAACTTCCTACATTGAACGAAGGTCTTGAGATTAAAACAGAACCTATTCTATCACTGGCTTCGTCTCCTGTCTCATCTTCTAAAGAACATGGATATAGTTTTATAGAGAAATCCGTAAATGTTCCGTCTGTATCCTGCTCTGGAATTACGCACCCTACTCTAAACCAATTATTACCTAAGTGCTTGTAGAAAACAGGTCTTTGTTCTGGTAATCTTACATAATCTAAAACACCTTTAACATCCCCCAGTTGTTGTATTTCTGGGTTTGTAAACCCGAATGTAAAGAACTCTGTTCCTACTTGTATCGTAACATAGGATCTACTTACTCCTTGTTCATCAGTAGTAGCGTCCACCGTGTCTTTAGGGTCTAGCTTTATGTCTATTGAAAACACCTTAGGTGCTGAATTTAGAAATTGCATTAATGTGAGATCAAAGTTATGCCATTCAATATATCCACCTTCAATGTCTGTGCTACTTATACGATGAACAATGCTTGAAGAATCAGCAGGGCTCTCTGTAAATACAGGAGTTAGAACAGCATTGTTAAATACAACATTATCCATACTGTCTGCATCAACAACTAGATTATGTTTTTTGTAGGTGTGTAGGTTCTTCTGATACCCTGTCTTGCTTTTTCCAAGAGACATCAAACTTATACAGTAGTTTGATACATCAAAGACCGTGCTTATCTCAGTATCCGTTGTCCCCAAGCTAGAGACATTCATGCTTGGAGGTAGCGTAAATATGTCCACGATGCTCTCCCCAGCCCCATCAACAATGAGATTACTTTCCTTGCATAGCAGTTCCTTTTTATCAGAAACTCTATAAACTTCAACCGTCCCTTTCATCAGTTTTTAACCCTCACTGTTGTTATCTTCTGATCATCTTTGAATGTAAGATCATTGTTTGGAAGGTTCTTGTACGCTCCTGGGTGATTCCTGTAGCTTGACCTTCCACCGCCATTAGTCCCAAACCTTTCTGCTGTAACTTCTGAATCTCTAGATTGTAGATCATCTCCTAAAGTATTATAGAATCTGAATAGACCAGTAAGTTCCTCAGGATTTAGCTTATAAGGTATAGCTACAGAGCTAGTGGTGAAAGTTCCCAAGCTGCTCCCATCAACTATAACGCTCTTTAGATCAGCATCTCCTATGAAGAAGTCCTTTGTGAATATGAAATCCTCATCCCTTATTACTTGTATCAATGAGGTATGAACTATTGGTAGAGAGCACTTTCTAGCATCATCTCCATAATCAGTTTGAGCCCAGTCCTCCCAATCATTCATCATAGCTATGGATGGGAGAGCAGGACCATTTCTCCAGGGATATGTTCTTGCACCTACTAGTGGAGTAGAAACTACATTGTCGTTGAAGTCCAGTCCACTTGAGGTTCCTCCCCATCTATTGAAGGTCCTCTCACAGTTTATGGCAAGGAACACAAGAGTATACTTTCCTATGTCGTAGGAGTTAGCTTGTATGTTTTTCTTTTCGTTTTGCCAATAAAGAACTTGCGCGTACTCTTCTGGTGTATTGAATGCATATGGGTTGCTAACATCCTGATAAGCTTGTGAGGATACCTTTATGCTAACCTGTGAAGAGTTTAAGTTAGTGAAATCCTTGAAGGACTTGATAGCCCTAAAGTATGTTCTAGCCCAGTGATGAGGGCTATACTCTCCTGCCCCTAGACAAAGTGCTACTGCGTCTGGTAGTTTGAAGTTCTTTGATATGGTTCTATCAATTACAAGTGTCGCTACTGTCCAAAGGTGATCTTTGGTAGTTACAGGTTGTGCTGATACTTGATAGAATGCGTAGTCAGGTATGTCTAGAATACCCTGCTCCTTATAACTTTTTATAGTAGCGTAACTGTTATCAAAAGCTCCTGCTTGATCTTGTCCTAAGGATCCTGGGGTATAACCATATGTGTTGTACATGGTCCCCGTGCCGTTGACAATTGTGCCACCCTCAGTGTTGTAGTACCAGTTGTCGTTTGTTAAATCTCTAGGGTCAGAGTTTATGATAAAGTTCGTATCGTATAGATCGTTAGCTCCACCGTAAGCATCTATTCTAGAATCTAATTTATTCTGTCCGTACACATACACTGGGGCAACATTAGTACAATCAATGATCGTTACATTAGTTCCCCAAGGCGTGTCTGTAGGGATCACTGTTGCTTCTATGCTTACTGCTGGTCTTGGTAGAACTGATTGATCATTGTAGTCGTACACATCCCCTGGATAGTCGCCTCGTAAAGGACCTCCAGTATACTCTACACCTACAGGTCTTTGTGACGGCGCTACATCCCACCTCTTGTTAGCAGCAGATAGATCTCCCGCCACCGTAGGGTCGTAGTTGTAGTTAAAGTATTCTGAACTTTGACCTAGGTTTATAATCTCTACTAAAGATGCAAGACCTTTTTTTGTATTATTGTTGTACCTGAAGTAACCCTCGTAAGGAAGATAATACTGAAGTCCGTACTGGATAGATCCTTTTACACTCTTGTATAGATAAGGTCTACCATTACCTTGTTTCAAAGCTACGGTTATGGGAGTTTCGTTATCGTAAATAAACCCGTTGGAATCTAATCTAAGTAGAGTTTGGAATGGAACCTCTGTGCTGTCTGGATAGTAAAGTGCTATCTCTTTGGATGTCTCATTTCTGGTTATGGAGTAGTCAGGTATTTTCTCATCAAACTGTACATGAGCCCTTTTAGATTTCGTTTCATCAACACACTTCATACCCCTGAACATCCAATATCTTTCGGGGTCTTCGTCCTTTTCAGGAACAACCTCTACAACATACCTTTGATCCTTCCTATGAACCTGTCCTTGGGCAGTGTAGTAATCCATATCCAGTTTAATAACTCTGTTAAGTGTATTAAACTCAACTCTACTTACTTCAAAATCATCATTCTTAACAGAGTATATGGATTCCTTTATAGGTATGGTAGGATAACACTTTAAGTAACTTATCTCAAGTTCCTTGCTGATATGCACCTTTTTGTGGTAGAACTTGTTTAGTTTGTCTGTTGGGTTTAGAGAATCAAAGTCGCTATAGTTAAAGTATTCCCACTTGTTGTTCTTGGTGAAACACCAGAAAACTTTATTACCTTTAGCGTCTTCCTCTACCTCAGTTCTAATCATAATATGAACTGATTTGGCTAAGGTTGTAAAATCATCTTTAAGGTATAACGAGCTTACCTCAACAGAGAACTTGTCCTCTGGCTCTAGGTAGTTGTTTCCTAGAAGGTCGTAGTCGAAACTAAACCTCAACCTAGGGTTACCATTAAACGACTTCATGGTAAGATTATTCTTACCTATGATGCTCAGGTCTTCTGGTAAGAAACCTCCATTCTCTTGAAGGTTGTAAATAGATACTAAGGTTTTCTTTGGAGCGGGCTCATCGTTAGAGAACTTTCTGTCAACAATCTCCACCCCACTCAAGAAGGTTATTACTGATCTTTCGTTGTCGTAGAAAGCGAAATCTTCGGAAGCCGTCTTCTGTATAGATGGAAGTATTGATAGTTCAAACTCTCTTTCAACTCCTATGTTAGATGATTTTTGACCTTGAGGAAGATTCTTACCATCAAACTGAATCAAACCATTCCAAAAGATAGGACCGTATACATGAGATACTATGGAAGAACCTCCATATTCTAGATCATCTAAAACAGATCTGGAGACATTCTCTCTTCCGTTACCATTCATTACATAGTTGTTCTGGTACAGATAGTTTATGCCCTTGTTGTCCTCGTTAGGAACCCTGCTGTAAACATCAAACCCTATGTCGTGCCAGTCCTTCTCAAATGAGAAGTCGTAATCATTCCAGTACGCTGATTTTATACTATCAATAGCGTCCTTCCAGAAACTGTTAACAAAGATATGGCTGTTGTGGCTAAAGGTTAGCTCTGATTTTAGAAGTAGCTTCTTATCAACCAAGCTGTAAATGAAGTCGTAGATAGAATCAAAGTTGTCTCTGTAGCGAGCTTCTATAGGGGAGGTTGTAGAGTTATCTTTATCTACAATGAATCCATCTACTGTTCTGTATGTACCCTTCCTGCTCTCGAAGGCGTTGCTAGTTCTGAACCCGTTGTGTATTCTGTTTGATTCAGCGTTCTCACAGTGATCGTAAACAGCAGGGAGGTCTACATGGTCTAGTATCTTCTCGAATTCCATGGAAGATGGTATAAGACCTAGAGGCATGTACTCCCTGTCTATATCATTGTACCCTTCTTTAACAGTTACTCTGTTCAAGAACATAGGAGGGTTGAAACCTGTTCTAGTAAACAGATTACCCTTAGAAAGAACCTTTTCAAAGTTGCGTCTTCTCAGTGCTGTTCTCTCTGGAACGCTAGGTTCTTCCTTCCACGCCAAAGAGTTGTAGTTATCATCGTTATAAACTATGGTGTGAGGAGATTTATTATCCTTCCAAGCAGCGTCTTGTTGCTTTCTCTCATAGGTTATTTCTTCTCTCTTGAATACTGTAAGGTTCTGGTGGTTGTTTCTTGTTGGTGTGTTGGCGAAGTCGTAGTTGTCTCGTCTCCCATCTCCAATAAGACCTAGATAAGGGTCGTCCATATCTACAGTAGAGTCCTCATAAGAAGCCATCGCCCCTTTCTTGTTTGGAAGATCTACGAAGGGGTATATTAATCTTGGGTGGATCTTGTCAAAGGTTACTAGATACTCAGACCCCTTTAATGAAACATCAATCCTCTCATCTACCTTGGCTGGTATAAAATCGCGTATAGCTTCTAAGGAGTTGAAGAAGTCGTACCTAGTGAATGCTCCTAGGATTTTGAAATCATCCTCAAATGTTCCTGAAGACACAGAGAATGTAAACTGTGATGATTTACCGTTCCACATAGGAAGGTAATCAAAGAACTGCTCATCATAATTTGAGATGATCTTCGTATAGTTGGGAGCCAGCTTTAGCGAATCAGTGAGGAAAACAAATCCGTTGTTATAGTATTCGTCCTGTATATTACGAACAGTGTTATCAAGTATGTAATTTCTAAACTGATCCGCTAGAGCAGTATCAACACCTAGACAGAATAGCTTCTCGGTAAAGAACTCAACAAGGTCTTCTGATACATCGCACTCTTCGTAAAACTCTTCAAACTCCCAAGGTGGTAAGTGAAAGTTTCTTCCTCTATGGTTGAAAACAAATCTTGAGTCATCTACTTGGAAGTTTATCCCTTGATATATGAAGTTACTGGGGAACTTATGTGCGGCTTCCAATAATATATGATCAACAACGAAGCGTACACTATCATCAACATTGGATGGGTTGTACTCTCCGTTACAGAACTCGTTTGCTAAATCCTGCGTCCAAGTTTCTTCTGAAGCTAATAGAGGAGATTCGGTTTTCAGCATGAAGTATATCAAGTTAGGGATATACGACTCATGATATTCTTTGAATGCAGTGCTGAAATCAATAGGGCTTGATGGAAGTATTACCTTAACTAGATCAATGATACCTTGTCTAGTTCCTTTCTTCTGTAGAATAGTCCTGGCTTCTCTAAGCTGTCTTCTCCAAGAATCAACATTGATTGTATAGAACTTCCAACCAATAGTATCTGCTAGGTAAGGCAATAATCTATCAGGACATTTCTCTATTGAATTTAGAGTGCCTATTGATAATGCCCCATTGTCCAAATCTCCTATAAGGAAGCCCGCAGCTTTTAGGAACTTTTGGAAAGGACCCTCTGTAAAAGTTCTAGAAGGTATCTGCTTATCAACAAAGAAACTTATAAGGTAATCCTTTACGAAGGTATCGTCCTGTTCCTCTGGAGATATTCCGTACAGTATGGAGTTCCATACATATTGTTTCTCTAGTGACTGAGTTCCGCTTAGATAGGTATCGGTTTGATCTATTGCGAAATCGCCTTCAGGAGAGAATATAGGGTAGAATATTGATTTATCTGCGTTCGCTATATTTGATGGCTGATTGTTAAACTCAATGGCCTTGAGAACATTAACAGCGTCGAGTATAGTTATGGGAGTATTTTCTATATAAATCTTTCTAGTAAATATCTTGGCTACTTCTTCTCGTACACTATCCCATAGTGAAGAGAACCTGTAGTTCATTAATTGAAACAGGCCGAGAGAGTTTATAAGATATCTAAGAGTGCTTTTGTAATCGGAACCGAACTTTAAGTTTGTAAGGATATGTAAGTCCGTGAAAACTCCTTTAGCTGCCGCAGGTGCTGTAAAGTACGAACCTTCTCCGTTAGAAAGCTGTGGGTATAAAGTGTCTTTGAAGAAGGTGTAGAACTCACCGGAAGTAGTATAGTCGTTTATATCATAACCTAAAGGATCTAGGATCTCAAGAATAAATTCATCAGGTTCGATGTATGTTAGTTTATTCTGTGGTATAAAATACTTGACCAGCCCTTCTGCATACCCTGACTCCTCTGCTACAGTTGGGAATGCAACCTGATCTCTGTAATCGTCAGTGTTCCAAGGACCTAACTCAAAATAATTGTCTTCAAAATCTTCAATAAGTGGTCGTATAGATCTGTTTAAGTATGCAAATTTAGTTATGAGAGAAGTATCTGCCCTTAGAATATCGTAGGACAGGTCTGAGGATATGTTAGCTAACTCAAGATCCTTCTCCTGATAGATCTCAGGAAGAATGGTCTTGAGAACTTCTACATAGTTTCTTCTGCTATACTTTCTAGACATAATTCATTGTTAGTAAGAAGTTGTTCAATTGAAGTATTTCATTGAACTCTAGTTGAACAGGGTCCTTGTAGTTCGTAACTTCTGCTATCCTAACCTCATCAACTTCAGTGAAGATTTCTCTCGCCACATCATCAGGATAAAATGCTTCGCCAAACTCTCTATTGTCTACATTAAAGTAGTCGTTTATCGCCCTAGATATTTTGGATTTTATGTGAGTTTCGTTTGGTTGATATTTTCTATCAAGAGTTATTCTTATATTCAAGTCCAAGGTACGGATAAGTCCATCAACTATAACCACATCATCAGTAATCATCTTCTTAGATTGCATGGCTTCTAGCATAGCTGTCTTAAAGGATAAGGATGCCTTCTGAAGCTGTAGGTTAGTTGCCTTCTGAAGAAGATAGATATCAATGATGTTAGCTGAACTGAATGCTTTTCTAGTGGCAGCTATTCCCTTGCCTGCGTTTCCTAAAGTATCTCTATAGGTGTTGGCAAAGGTAGAGTAATCATCTAAGGATACAAGGCGGTCTTGTTGTCTGAAAACCATCTTCGAGTATCTCTTAACATGGTCTATCGTTTCTGGGTCAGTGCCTCCAGTAAAGGGTCTTATGTTAGACATGGTTGCAGTAACTTCATCAGATCCAACTAAACCCCTTACAGAACTATTGATTAAGTTGGTAACTCCGTTTCCTCTAACTCCACCACCAGACCTATAAGATATGAAATAGGAAGAACCCGAATCTGGTATAGACCCTGTAACACCGTCCCCGAATTGAACAGTGGCGTTGAAACTATCATCGTATACAATTTGGAATACTTTAGAATCAGAAGAGGATGTGCTTAATAAAGATTCAACCTCAGTGTACACCCCTTGATTGTCTCCACCTTCTACTAAAACCTGAACGCTCCCTTCTATGACTGGGCCGTTCTGTAAAGTTACCTCTCTAAGGGTGTCTACATCTGTGAAGGTTCCTGTATCTTGAGCGAAGGATCCTTCTACTAGAACTGCATTTTCCCATAAGGATGCGGGCGTTGAGTTGGCGGAAAAGTCCAGAGCTTGCTTTGGCTCGAACTCAATAGAGCCGTCTGCTGTGGGCTCCGTTATTTTACCATTCTTAGTGCTATACAAAGTGTAGTTTACAGAAGCACCGTCTAATGGAGATGATATGGTAAACGATCTATTCTCAGCAGGTATTACTAGAAGCTGGTTATCGGATACAGTCGAGTCATCTAATTGTATTCTAGCTGTAGCCGCTGCTGCACTTGGGCCTTTGAACCTGACACCGATTATCTCTAAAAGCTTTCTTATGTTGCTTGGGCTCTTTGCAGTTTTTAAAAACATCTCATGAGCTATCATGTCTGTCTTCATTGATATAACAGAGGCCATGTAGGATATAAGCTCGATCATCATTAACCCTAGATCCGACTCTGCGAATAAGTTATAGTCCTTTGGGTAAACTGCCTTCACATAGTTAAGAAGGGATGTTCTTAAACTTACGAAATCATTAGCCGTGTAATCTATCAAAGCTGCTTTCTGATCTTCTCTAAACACAGTATACTTTGTGTAATCAGAAGTAGCTTTTGTAAATGGGAAATCTGTCATATCGTGAACTCCAAGGGTATAACCTCATTATTCTTTTTATCAACTACAGTTATCGCTATCTTCAAACTCTGTCCGCTGTTATCATCAGGTAACTGCAAAACCTTCAGATCTAGCAACTCAGCATTTGGAATGTATAATCTAAACTGTGCTGTTATTTCTCTCTTTAATTTATCTATCAGTGCATCGTCCAATTGCTCAAATAAATACATCCTTAGATTTAATCCAAAGTCGGGTATCATAACTCTCTCGCCTGGAGAGGTGAAAAATAGCTGAGTTATCTGTCCTTTTATCAGGTTATTACCACCTGATTTAGAGAACAACCTTTCGTTAGCTCCAACGGGGAAAGAGAAGCCGTGTCTCGTATTTTCCTTCGTATCAATCAGGTCCTGCTTGGC